TATAAACGACGATGTCCACATTCTGTGAAACGACAGGCCAAAAGGATAACGTCGCATTCGCGTCGGCCAGATTGGTTTGAAAGAAACTTTGGATCGGAAGCGCGGACGACAGTCGCTTGATCGACACCGCCGCATACGCATCCTGATCCATCTGCCCGATCGGCACTTCGACGGATGGTGACGACCCCGGAATGATGTAGGTGAGCGAGTCGATCCACATCGGCCGCGCGGACATCGTCACCGTCGCGGCACTCGGCCCCAGCGTCACCGACAGCGTCCCGCTCGTCAGCGTGAACGTCGTCCGCATCTGCAGCGACAGCGTGAGCCGGTCGGCGGCCCACGCATCGATCTGGTTCTGAAAGCGCAGCAGGACCGTCGCGCCCTGCTGCGCACTCATCGTGTCGCCGGGCTCGAGTACGCCGAGTTCGATCAGCGCATCGGTCCCGATGCTGCGCACCGTCGCCATTTACCGCTTCCGCTTCGGTTCGGCGTCGGGCTCCGGCAGCGTCTGGTCGACGTGGTCGCCGCCGCCTGGCAGCGCGTGGTCTGGCTTCGCCGGCGTGGCTGGCTCGGCGGGCAGTTGTTCGGCCGTCAGCCGCCAGCCATCGCCCCGGCCCTTGTCTTCGTCGGCCTTGCTGTGGACCGTGACTTCGCGTCCGTCCGGCAACCACATCAGCTTCGGGTATTCCTGCACGTCCACCGTCTGTTCGTCAGCCATTTACGACTCCTTTCGCGGACGCCCTGGTCCCCGGCGCACGGGCTCCGCAGTCCCGTTCGCGGCAAGAAGCGCCGCCAGTTGCGACTCCGGCAAGGCCGCCAGTTGCGCTTGCAGCGCCGCCTTGCGGTCCTGCTGCGCCGCCGCGAGCAGTAGTGCCCGGTCCTCCGGCGACAACTGCTCGAGCGCCACGCGCATCGCGTCGAGCGGGTCCGGCGCCGGCAGGTCGGCTGGCGCCGTCAGAATGAACCCCTGCGCCGTCATCGTCTGTTCGGATGCCTGGCTGTCGACGGTGATCTCCTCGCCGCTCTCCAAGTGCCACATCAGCCGCGGATACGGCGTGGTGCGCGTCAGATCGCCGGCGTCCCGCGGCGGCTCGGCGCTCCAGACGAACGTCGGTCGCGGGTCATCCTTCGTCGGCAGCAGCCGCAGGTCGTGGAGTTGCCGCGAGCGGAACGGCGAGCGACCCGTCGTGTCGCTCAGCCCGTCGAGTTGCGCCTTGAGCGCCCGCAGTTGCTCCGGTGTGAAGGCCGTGATGTCCATGGGCGTCCTTTAGATGGCCGCGATCGTGAGGCCCGAGGCGAGGTGATTGACCAGCAGGCCAATCGCCACGGTCGGATGGTTGTCGGCGGCGCCCGCCGAGCGCGCGTTCTTGAACTGGATCGTGAACGTGTTCACGGCGCCAACCGCACCGGACATCGCGGACACCGACCCCGTGATGACGGCGTTGGCGGTCGCGCCCGCCGTCGCCCCCGCGCCGGTTTTCGCCCCGATCACTGCTTTCGCCGCCGCGCCGGCGACGCGCGAGATGCCGACGCAGTAGAGCGCCGAATCCGTCGAATCGCCGTCGCCCAGGGTGGACGACACTTTGACGAACACAGCCCCGCCCATGATCGCGTTGGGCACCGTCACGGTAAAGAAGTCCGTGACGGTGTTGTTGACCACGACATGGCTGCTGTAGATTTCCGAGCCCGCGCCGGCGGACCCCGCCGCCCCGTTCGACTGCACCGTGCCGGTGATCGTCGGACTGGCGATCGTGGGCGCCGTGCCCCCGATCAGGCTGTTCGTGCCCGCCGCCGCCGCCGACCCCCCAATGGTCGGCGCAGTGACGAAGTTGACTGCGCCCGTCAGACTGTAATCGCCTCCAGGCAGGAAGGCGCCGCCGGATTGCAGGCCCACCTTACGCCACCACCGCATTGCCGCCGATGACGGCCCACGCGCCCGACTGCGCCTTGATGACCAGCGCGCTGCCGATGCCGGCGATGAAGGTCGCCACATCCATCGTCGCCGTGTTGCCGGTCAGCGTCAGGACATGCGCCGCCGCCGTCGTCGAGATGATCGTGATGGTGTTCTGCTGATCGACCGCCGGCGCCGCAATCGTCAGCGTCGCCGCCGTCGCCTTGGTGATGAAGAACAGCGTATCGGTCACGGGCACCGTGCCGACCCCGTTGGGTCCGGTCAGCGCCCCGTCGAGCCCGATGCTCTGCGAGACGACTTCCGTCTGCGGGTTGATACCCATGATGCCGACGAAATCGGACGCGAGGCCGAAGACGGCCGGCGCCAAGATGCCGTGCGGCGTCGCCGCCGAGCCGTTGTAGCCGGGCACGACGCCGATCGTCGGGGACAGCGACACATCGGTCACGCGCATGAGCTCGCCATCGACGCGCACCAGCATCTTGTTGGCGATGCCGGTGGCTGAGGTCAGCTTGATCGTGCGGTCGTTGAGGGCTTTTGCGCTTGCTAATGTCGTGGAAACAAGAGCCACAGGTCACACTCCTTCAGTCGGGTAACGGGCACGTTCTCTCTATGCCCCACTGAACGCAGTTATAGATATCGAGCGGTGCCTTTTTGAAGGCGATACCGAGCCTGCATGCGCGTCAATCCGAGCGCATCGGCTGCTTCGCGAATAGTCGCAAACTGTTGACCATCAAATTCCACCGCTCGCGCGGCTGGACTCAACTTGCCAACATGAGAAGCGCGTAGGGCAGCACGATGCGCGTCCGTCGCATTAACACCCTTATTCCAAGCGACTCGGCCCTTGAGTTTTTCGACTCGCTTGGCTACCACATCGGGCGGTGTCGGAATGCCTTTGTTCCATGCCGCATGACCTGGACGCCCGAGCGCTCGCGCGGCAATCTTAGCCCGCGTGCTCTCTGCGTGCTTGCAATCCGGCGTGCCCAATCCTCCACTGGCGCGGTTATACCCTGCTGGCATCATCGTGCCGAGTGCAGCAATCGTGGCGCGTTCCGCCGCGTAGAGTTCTGCGACGGTGCTAAATGTCGCCAATATCGTCACCGTGAATGCGGGCCATCCATCCTCGCGAATGGCGTGCGAAAGCGGATGAGACAATCCTTGATTCGCTTGGCTCCGATGGTCGCCCATCCGCTGCGCCAGTGTGCGAGTCGTTGCGCCGACGTAAGACATGCCTGTTTTCGTGTTGGTCAATCGGTAGAGTGTCATCGGTCCTCCTGGAAGAGAACCGACTATACCACTACGCTATTGCATTAACCAGCTACCCTGAAACTCGACACCCTAATTCCTGCCTCAATACTGCCGTTCCGTACAAAACGTCCAACCTTTGGATCCACTGGTCGGTGGTCGCCACATAGTCGCGAATCACGCGCAGCGACTTGCCCGACTTGCGCGACGCGGCGCGATACGCCTTGTCCGTCCCGCCCGGCAGCGGCAGGTCGACCATCGCGATCGTGCCGAAGTCCTTGTGCACGACCAGGTTCAGCGGCGTCTGTTTACCGGTGATGCTCGCGAAAGAGGCCGCCGGCGTGTCGTAGACGAAGATCGCCGTGCCGCTCGCCGGCAGGTTCGTGACGTTCTGCTGGTTGCTGCCAGGCCCGACAATCGCCGGCGCGATCGGGATCGTCATCGCCCCCGCGCTGTCGGTCGTTGTCGCGGTCACGACAAACTGCATCGGCTGGCCGGTGGACTGGAACGACTGCGGATTCACGCCGTTGACGGGCGTCGAGGTCGAGATGAAGGAGATGATGTCGCCGGCGTTCAGCGTCGTCGAGCTCCAGGACTGCGTGACGACGGTCGAGGCGCCGGAGGTCGGCACGCCGTTGGTCGTCGGCGTCCCACCGAGCGTCCCCACGGTCTGCACGAAGATGTTCTGGTCCATGTACCAGTCCATCCCCAGCGTCGAGCTCTTCGTCATCGAGCCGCTGTCATACTGCGACGCGATTTCCTTCCCGTTGTGGAACAGCCCCTTGAGGTTGTCCATCAGCGTGAAGTCTGCGATCGGGTTGAGGAACGCGCAGCGCCCGTCGTCGTCCGGCGCGGCCATGTTGTCGAGTTTCACCTTCGCCAGGCCGTAGGTCGTGAGCGTCGTCGGCGTCGTGCCGGGCGTCCCGACCGAGTTGTTCAAGCCCTGCGCGAGGTTGCAGACGTCCTGGTCGATGAGGTTCGACAGGCGCACGATCTGCGGCTTGACGACCCGCGTGCGGTAGTTGTCGATGTCGAGCGTGAGGTTCTGTGAACTGACCTGCGTGTCGACGCCGCGCTGATAGGACAGCGTGAGCGGCACGAACGTCTCCGTGATCGCTTCAATCTGCGCGGCCTGCCCGAGCCGGCCGATGTAACGGGGCGGCTTGCGGATGCTCAGCGTCTGCCCCAGCACCGCGCCGCCAAACTGGAAGGCGTCCGAATATTCGGAATTGATGTTGATCAAGGCGGCGTCGGTGTTCTCAAGAACATCAAGCGCCTCAAACGTGATCACATCGTTGGTAAGGAATTGGTTCGCGATATAGCTACCCTAACGCTTTCGATTGCACCACTGGTGCGCCCGATAACGATCCCTACCGGCTGATGAGGACCGTCGCGTTTCGAATAGCCCGATATGTCTGCGAGGCCGGACGGACGCAGACGACAGGGCCGAACTGTGATACCCGTGTTGCTCGTTACTGGCTTATGCGAGCAACACTAGAGTCGCGCACGTCATCATCGAGGCCAGATGGCGATGATGGCGCGCAATTACGTCGCGTATCGTAAGGCGTAGGCGTGCCAGCGGTCAACCGTCCACGAGGTCCCGCGCTTCGCGGCCGCCATCTTCTCTTTTGTTTCCTGAGAGAATGTTTTTCCCCGTTGCGCGAGCGATGAGGCTGGACAGGGTTTCCGATTCGCCGCACCGATCTTCGCGCGATGCGCTGGCGACTTGGGGCGCCCCTTCTGGAACGCCGACATCTTTCGCCGACTTTCCTCGCTTCGCTTGACGCGCTTGCCCATGTTCAACGCTTGCGCGGCTCGCATGTGCGCAATCGATTCAGGCGTGTGCTTGAACCCATCCGCAGGCCCAGAACCTGCGCGGCGGGCCGCATTGTAAAGCGCGTGATGCTCGTCAATGCGGCGCTGTTCAAGCGCAATCGCGTCAGATCGCGACAGGCATTGTTCCATCGTCCACGAAAACGCCGCGCAGCCGTATTTCTGCCAATCGGCCTGGAGTGCCACGTTGTCGTGTTCGCCGCGCCCGAGTGCGGACAGATGCTGTTGCCAGCGTTTCGCAACATTGAAACTGCTGCCGATGTATCGTCGTCCCGTGACGAGATTGAGAATCGTATAGACGCCCGCGTGCCGCGTCATCGCCGTCGCACCTTGACGCCACGCTCGGCCGCGCGTCGTTCTCGGTACCCACTCGCATCGAAGTCGTACGATTTGACGAGTTCAGCGGACGAAGGTGTAGTGGTTCGGCTGCCCGTGCCGACTGGTTGGAATGGGGCGGGCGGTGGCGGCGCGGGGTGGGCCGGGCTGTGGCCGTTCCCGTTCGGCACGAGCTTCGCGATTTCCGCCCCGAAGGCGATCGGGTCCGTCTGCTGTAAGCGCTTCGCGAGATCCCCATCCTTCAGGATGGCGTATTGAATGTGCGCCGACTGCGGGTGCTGGATGACATACGTCGCCCGCTGCATCGCTTCTTGCGGAGTCGGTCCTAACGGCACCAGCGCACCGGGCCCAGACGCAAGAAGGGTCTCGAAATCGGGATAGAGCTGTTTCGCCGCCGCGCGGGACCGTTCGACCGTGCTGAAGAAGTCCTGGGCGGCCCGTTCGGCGGAGATCCGCGCGCCGATGCGGGTGTCGAGGTCGGAGGCGAGCCGTTGCTCGGTTTTCCAGTCCGCGAGGTCTTCGGTGAAGTCTTCGTAGGTCTGATAGGTCGTGCCGACGTGGTCGACGGACGGCTTCGGACGGGTAGGAGCAGGCGTCGCAGGTTGTGCCGGCGGCGCGGCCTGTGGCGCGGCCTGCTGCGGCGTCGGGGGCGGCGTCGGCTGTTGCGCCCGCGCTTCGAGCTCCGCGGCGCGTCGCTCAGCCGCCTCGGCCTTGGCGTTCGCCGCGTCGCGCTCTCGCGTCAGGTCCGCAAAGCGTTGCTGGCCGCGGGACCGCTTCGGCTCCGGCGACGCGGGCGACGCCCCCTCCGCAGGCTGGGCGACTGCGGTCCCAGACGGCGCCGCCTCGTCCGCCGGAGTCTCATACCGCTCGGTCAGCGCATCGAGCGCCTCCGGCGGCCCGCCGACACCCGTCAGGATGCGCCCGTCGATTTCGGTGCTGACCTGCGCGTCGGGGGCGGAAGTGGGCTCACCCATGTAAACGTCCGGCAGTATACACCCGCATTACGTCCCCGCGCCGGCGGGCTGCGCCGCCGCCTGTTCCGCCTGCGCCTGCTGTTGCTGCTGCGCGAGCGCCGCTTCGTGCTGTTGCTGCGCCGCTTGCTGGTCGGCCGCGGCCGCCGTCTGCTGCGCCGCTTGTTGCTGCTGATGCGCCTGGTCGGCCGCTTGCGCCTGGGACTGTTGCTGCGCGCTCATCGCCCCCATGCCCACTTCGTGCGCGCGGTCGAGCGCCGCCTGCTCGGCCTCGTGCTGCACCTGGAGCCCCGTCGACAGCCGCTCTTCCTGCGCCGCCGCCTGCGCGTCCAGCGCGCCCTTCGCGGCCCCGATGCGCGCGACTTCGATGCGCGCCGCGTTGTCCATCTTCGCGATTTCGATCTTGACCTGCGCGTCGAGTTGCGCGCGTTGCCCGTCCGCCTGCGCCTTGATTTGCGCTTCCTGCAACGAGCCCTGCACCTTCACCTGGTCGGTCTTCAGCATCTCGCCGGCTTGCTGCACTTGCTGCTGCAACTGCTGGATGACCTGCTGCATCTGCTTCGGGTCGCCGCCTTCTTGCGGGTTCGGCGGCTCGAGTTTCTCCGCGATGCCTTGCGCGCCGGGGAACGACAACTGCTTGATGTAGTCCGGCAGAATCTTCGCCTGCATCTCCGGCGGCAGATGCGGAATCAGATCCCCCAGCGCCGCGGCGCCTTCTTCCCGCCGCGTCGCGCTCGCCTTGCCCACGGTCACCGTCACCGCATACGTGCCCTGCGTCAGGTCGTAGAACTTCGCGAGCGACTCCTTGAGCTTTGCCACCTCTGGCGGCACGTTCGCCTCCTGCGGCACCCCGTCCGGCCCCTTCGTGAACGGCTTCCCCACCATGACCTGCTCCGGCTCGTCGTCCATGCCGAGAATGTGCAGAATCTGCCCCGGTCGCGTGATTTTGGGGATGATTTCCACCATCAATTCCGCCGCGTAGATGATGGCGCGCCGCACGTTGTCGGGATAGTTGCTATTGGCGAGGTCGCTCTGCGCCTGCAGTGCCTGCAGCGCCTTGCCGCTGCGCTCGTTCGGGTTCGTGTTGCCGAGACTGGCATCGCCAGTGCTCGTCGACGCCTTGATCGCCTCTTCGGACGTCCGCAACAGCGCCACCGCGCCGGCAATCGGCGCTTCCGCCTGGTCCCGTTGTGGCCGCGCATACTGCTTGCCGTCCACGTATTCGTCAAACGGCAACCAGGCGTAGTTCGCGACGTTCGCCGTGTCCCAAATCCCTTTGTAGTTGGCGACCGACTCCGCACTCACGATGTAGGGGCTCTTGCTGCCGAGCGCGAAGATTTCAATCGCGGCCGAATACGTGTAGTTCACCATCCGCTGCGCGTCCATCCCCATCTCGATGATGCCGCGCAGCACGCACTGCCCGTCGACGTTGAGTTCCTCTCCGAGAATGGGAATGAGCGGAATCCGCGACCCGACCCAGTCCCACGTTTCGAGCTCTTCGATCGCGTTGATCTTCGACCCCTTCACGACGGGCGTACGCACTTTCCGCGTCTTGTCGCCCAGCGTCAGCGTCTGTTCCTTGAACGTGACGCGCCAGTATTCCGCGACGCGAATCATGTCCTTGTCGACCCAATGCGCCAGGTCGCCGGTCGCTGCGAAGTCCTCGAGCCCACGCAGGTCCGCCTTCGGATACTTGCTGAGAAACTCGTCGCGGTCCATGTCCTCCGTGACGAACATGTAGAGCGCATCCGACCGCGTCGGCCGCATCGCGCTCGGATCGCAATACACCGTCAGGTTGTTCGCGATGCGCTCCATGCGCAGTTCCTGGTCGAAGGCTTCGTCGCTCGCCGCCTGGTCCCATGTCTCATGCACGTATTCCGTGCGCAGCCGGAACCACCCGATGCCGCCTTCGATCGCGCCGTCCGCCGCCCACTCCACTGGGCTCTCCCCGCGCGACTGGTTCTGCACCCGCCGCAGATAGCCCTTGAAGATGTCGGCCGTCTCGGTGTCCGCGCCGAAGCCGTTTGGCATGACGTCGAAGCCGAAGTCGGCATTCTTGATGGTGTTGCTGACTTGCCGTACCGGCTGCGACAGGCGGTCGACCACCAGGCACGGCCGCGCCGGCTGCGGGGCTTGACCGGCGATCGCCGCACTGCCTTCGCGTGCCGCTTTGATAGCCGGCGGCCACTGCTCGAGCGCGCGGAACTGCTTGGCTTTGAGAATGCGCTCGCGCTGCTGCGACTCCGCATCAGCGCAGCGCGTCCACCGCTTGCGCGCTTCCGCAATCACGGGATCGACGGGCTTGCCAGGATCACGCGCCATCGCGGGCCGCCGGGAATGTCCCCACCTTCGTCGGCGCCGGCGTCGGCGTCGGATGATGCGCGCAGCCCTCAACTGGCCACCGCGCCGTGTCGTCGACGTAGAGATCGCGCGGAATCAGGTCGCTTTCGATGAGCGCAATCTTCAGCACGCGCGCCTCCTCCGGCGTAACCCCGACATGCTTCTCGCATACCGCTTTGCACTGCCGGCAGATCCCATAGAGCACCCGCGTGCGACCAGTCGTCACGCGTCCGCCTCATACACTGTCTGCGGGCACACCAGCACGCCGGCGACATCGATGTGCTCGGCCTTCTCGCGGCCGCAGTTGGCGCACGGCGGCGGGGTCTCGTCGGTCTTCGCTACGTCAGCCATTTCGCCACCAATCTCGCGCGCTCCCGATCCTGCTCGATCATCGGCATCGCTTCGTGCATCAGCATCCGCCACACGTCCGGGTTCTGCGCCGCATCCAGCAACCGCCGCTGCATCATCGGCCGGCACGCCTGGAGTTCGAAGTAGTGGAAGATCGCATCGAGCAACTCGGTGTCCGCCCACGACGGCAGCACACTCCCCGCCACCTTCCGCCACTTCTCCAGCCCGTCGAGCACAATCGACAGCAACCGCACCCGGTCGCGCTCCGTGTCGCGCATGAAGAGCATCACCTGGTCGGTAAGCTCGCGTTGCCGGTGCGTCGCATACCCGGCATCGGGGATGTCTGGAAGGTGAAACATCGGCTCAGTGGACACGTTCGTCTCGCTTGCGCTGCAAATACGCCAATCGCGCCGCACGGATACGTGCGCGTTGTTCGCTGGTGCGGCGCTGGCCGGTATTCGCTGCGCGGATTTTCTCTTTCGCTTCTGCGCTATGCGTCCGTCCAGTGCTCGCGACGCGATTTTTCTCTTTGGACGCGTTTGTATTCGGGCGTCCGAGATGCCACTCGCGCAACTTCGCCCGCGTCTCGTCCGACACAGGATGGCCCATTGTTCGCTCACGAAGCGCAATGATGGCGTCGCGCCGCTTTCCCTCGTCCGCCCAAAAGGCTTTTATGCCGGCGACCATTGACGCGATGTGGTCTTTACCAATCATGGACGTGAGCATCTTCCACGCGTGAAAGTCGCGGGTATCGCCGTGCTGTTCCCAAAGACACTTGTGCAGGAACGCGTGCATCGCCACGTTCACGCGAATGACGTTGCGCGCGTCATACGTGCCGCCCATGTGCCCCGGCACGATGCGATGCTTGTGGAAGTGAATCATCAGAACCACACCACCGCGCACATCGCTCGCCACCGTGCCACCCAGCGATGCCAGCGCGTCATCGCGGCCCTCGATTCGCCATCCCGAGCGCCTCAAGCAGATTCATCTGCGCCTGCGACTGCTGTTGCCCGAGCAGTTGCTGCTGTAGATACTGCTGCCCGAACAGTTGCTGCCAGTCGCCCTGCAGCGCCTGCGCCTGCATCTGCTGCACCGCCGACGCTTCCCGCGCCCGCTCGCGCGCATAAATCTCGTCCAACGCGCGCTGATACTCGTCGAGCGTCGGATACCGCTTCCCGTCGCTCAATCGCTCGTCGAGCATCGCCATGAATTCGCCCGCGTGCATTAGCGCCCCTTCCGCCCATACGCGCCGCGCCCGCCAACCTTGCGCGCCGTGCTATAGGCGATGGCCGCGGCCTGCTTGACCGGCTTCCCCGCCTTGACTTCCGTGCGGATGTTCTGCGCGATCGTCTCCCGCGAACTGCCTCGTTTGAGCGGCATCCCTACCTCCCCGTCAGCACCCACCAGACCCGCGACCACCATGGCCGCGCGAGCGGCAAGACCGCCAACTGCAACGCCACCACCCGCGCCTCCAGCGCCGTCAGCCGGTCCTCCACGTCCTGCCCCTCATCCACCGTCGCGCAGTCTACACCCACTCCCCTTTACCGGTGATACCAAACCCACAGACACACCCCGATAAACACCGCCCAGCACAGCGCCGTCACCAGCAGCAGCACGACCAGCTTCGCGAGGTCGCTCATCGCCTCAGTAGCAATGCGCCGCGTGCGCCTGCTCCTCGAACACCGCCGCCGTGTTCAACGCGCCCACCAGGTCATGGTCCGCCGCGTCGAGCGCGTCCAGCATCCAGCCGTCGCGCGAGGCGTCCCAGTCCGGTGCGCCAATCGCGGATTCGAGCGCATCGACCACGTCCATCTGCGCTTGCGCGTCCCGTTGCGCCGCCGCCAGTTGCCGCATCACCCCGTCACAGTCGTCGTCCCCGCCGGCGCCCCGCGCCAGCCCGAGCGCCAGCACGACCGCCGCCACTACGTGCCGAGCCATGACATCGGCCCCCCCGGCACGGTTCGCGCCTTACTCACGTCCGACTTCTTGCGCGGCACCCCATCCCCGAAGTGGAGCTCGAGATACTCCGCGCAGTTCTGCCCATGCTCATACCAGCCGTCTTTCTTCGGCTTGCGCACTTGCTTATTGTTCACGCTCACCATGTGCTCGTCCCAGACGTAGCCGGCTTCAAACCCGTCCGCCAGGAACCGGTCCACCATCGTCGATTGCGCCGAGATGCGCAGCCAGCGGTCGCTGTGCGACACGATCAGCGCCTCTTCCCGGTTCGCCGCGCGCCGCCGCATCCGCGAGGCGATGCGTTCCACCATCGCGAGCCGAATCGCTGGACTATTCGCGTCCGGCTGCGACATCGGGTGCACGCCCTTCGCGTGCAGGCTCTTCACGGCGCCTTGCGTCCCGTGCGAGGTGTCTGACGCGCCCGCTGGATCGCAGCATTCACGCAATTCGACCGGATTTGGGAACCATTCCGCCCGATAGCGCAAGACGAGGTCGATAAAGTCGTCGAGGTAGAGCGATTGGCCGAGAATGCCGCCGAGATAGCGCACCTGGCCGAGCGCGCTCGTCTGCCGGAACACGACACAGGGATGGTGCTTGCCGAAGTCGAGCCCCATGTCGAGCGGCAGCCGCGGGTCATACTCGGCCGGCCCTTCGTGCAATTGGCGCACGAACGCCGCCTGATACACCGGCACGCCGACGACATTCATCCCCCGCACGCCTTGGATGAGGGTCTTATGTTTCGGATGCGACGCCGGATAGAGACGCTCGAGGGCGGGAATGACGGATTCGTCCAGATTGTGGCGGTTGTCGTACACCGAGAGGGCAAAATAGACCCGTTCGGGCTTGCTATTGTCCGTGGGAAATTCTTGCGCGATCCAGTGCGTGTCTTCGATCGCCTGCGGACTGATGGTGATCTGATGCGGATAGCCCTTCTGGCTCAACCGGCCGGCGAGCTCGAGGTAGATGTCATGCGGGAGCTCTTCAGCCTGGTCGACGTAGGCCCGCGCGATGGTGTAGCCGCGCAACTTGGAATAGCGCATCGTCTGGTCCTGGGTTTTGAGGCCGCGGACGTAGATGCGCGAGCCGTTCGGCCAGTCGAAGCACCCCTCTTTGCTGTTCCACGTCTGCCGGTTGCCGGCCTGCTCGCAGATCGTGTTCCAGAGGGGCACGATGAGCCCGAAGACCGCATCGTCCGTCCACCGCGCCAAGAGCGTCGCGATGCCGGGATAAGTGTTCGCGAAGTCGTTCTCCTTCCAGAGACAGACCGTGGTCTTGCCGGCGCGGATGGCGCCTTCGACGTCGACTTCGCGTGCAGTCGCCTGCATCGCCCGCGACTGTGTGCCGCGCCAGCGCATCTCGACGGTGCGCTCAGGCGTCAGGCTCATGGATGTGCTTGACCGTCGTATGGATGGGCTCGCCATCTTTCCCCGTCAGTTCGGTCCTGGCGAGCTTGGGGATGTGGTACTCGAGCAGGTCTTGGACGCACCGGAAGGCCATCGCCGGGCCGTCGCGCGTGGCAATCTCATCCAACCAGCCCTGCAGGCGGCCGGCGTTGGCATCAACAAAGGCCGCGATGGCCTCGCGGGCGTTGGCCGTGGCTTTGTTCGGCACGCCTTTGGTGCGGCCGCGGACGTAGGGTTGTTGACCCTTGACAAAGGTCATGTCGGCAGACAGTAGCACTGTGCTAGGCGCAGGGCAACGTGCACAGGTTTTCCACAGGTATTACGCCGCGAGTAGGTCCAGTAGGTCCGAGTGGGTCTGCAGTCGGTCCCAGTAGGTCCAGTAGGTCCCCCCCCTTTAGGGGGACTACTGACTGACCCCGAGCAGGTCCTACTCACGAGAAGACCGAGTGGCCTCACCAGAGCCGTTAACAAGGGCCGTCAGGCCGGCGGCCGTGAGCGTGTAGGGCGCGCGTTGTTTGTCGGGGGGCGCCATCAAGCCCGCCAGGACGAGTCGGCTGACCGAGGCATTGACGGCTTCCTTGTTCGCATGGAGGGCGACACGAAAGCGTTCGAACGAGGTCAGGCCGTCAGGATGGGTCCGCAGGACCTGCAGCATACGCCGATCGAAGGCGTGCTCGGCGGCGTCGGTCGTGCGCTGGCGTTCGGCCTGCACATCCCCATCACTGCGCATGTCGGGGTCAATGACGCAGGAGGTGACGGGTTTTCCGTGGCGGTCGCGCTCGGGGAAGGTCACGCGCTGGCGTCGGCACCGGAGCGGCGCCGGGCGTTCGCCGTCGCGCACTTTCTGCGTCGTTAGGGTGAGGGGGGCCGATTGCGTAGAGGGATCATAGGTCCCCGCTTCCAGATACAGCGTGGCGTCCACGTTACCGCGGAAGGCGCTGGACCCACGTTCACGCTTCTTGGTGCTTTCCCCGTCCTGCCACCCGGCGTGATGGATGAGCAAGGCCGCCGCCGTGGGCACAGCCGCCAAGACGCGCCGAATGGCCCGCAGATAGGCGCTGACCGATTCGCTGCTGTCTTCCGAACCGGTGAGGCTGGCGCGCACGGTGTCGATCATCACGAGCACGATCGGCGGGCGGCCAGACTGCGCGAGCTCAGCGGCGAGCGTGGTCAGCGCCTGGCGCACATCATGCTCCCCGGCGGACCGCTGTTCGCCCTCCCGTGTCACCACCGGCGACAACGGCGCGTCGGCGCGAATATGGTAGACGTGCTCAAGCCGCGCCTGTCGATGCTCGCGCAGGGCTCGGAGCCGGAGCCCGATGGCATCCCCTTCGTAGCCGATATGCACGACAGACCCTGGCGTTAGACTGCGCCCGTGCCACGACAGCCCGGCGCTGACTGCGGCGGCGAGGTCAAGCGCGATGAAGGTCTTGCCGCCCCCGCTTTCCGCGACGAGCACGGTAATACACCCGGCCCACGCCACGCTTTCGACAATTTCAGTCGGGGGAGCGGTCTGCATCGCCTCGTCCGCCGAGAGCACGCGCAAGGTCGGCCGTGGGACTTCGTCGGCGTCAGGCGGAGGCGTGTCGAGGTCTGGCGGTTCGCAGCCCGTGCACATCTCGCTCCCGCAGCGGGGACAGGCGCTCGGGTCGCACGCGCCAGCGAGCGCCTCGAGTTCTGCGACGGTATGACCGGCGTCGAGCCAGTCGCTTACGTCCCCGCCGTCGCCAGCGTGGAAGAACGGCGGGACCGTGACCGTCGCAATGCCGGCGTCCGCGAGATGGCGCGCGCCGGCGGCGACATGGGCGGCGCCCGGCGGATCGTCATCCTGGAGGAGCACGCACTCGCGCACGCCTGCGGCGACGAGAGCGGCCGATTCGACCGCGTCCCATTTCCCCGCGCCGCCGCTATTGCAGGTCGCTGGCAGCCCCAGCGACCACAACCGATTGACGTCTTTCTCGCCTTCACACACAAACAGGCGCGCGTGTCCGGCGAGCTCCGGCAAGCGGAACGGGAGTCGCGTCACCCCCTTGAGATTCCACGTCCACGGCTGGCCGCCATTGCTGGTTGGCCGTCGTTGTTTAAACTGTTTCTTCGCGCCGGGCGGTGTGCGGAGTTGCACGACCTGATAGCGCAGCACGCCTGCAGCATCGCGATAGTCGTGCGTGGCGAGGAGGTCGAGCGACGCACGGACGCGCGCTGGCGAGACATCGTCGTGCGTGAGGCCAGCGGCGGCGAGCAGCGCATCAAGGGGACAATGCTGGGACCAGCATTTAAACAGCACATGCGTATCGCCGTTCGTGATGACCAGCGAGCCGCCACCATGCACGGGGCAGATGGTGCGGTATTGGTTGGGACCGACACGGCGCGCGGGAGGGAAATGGGTCAGGATCTCGGCAAGCGCAAGCATCTAGGCGTCCAGGTCTGGGAAACGGAGGCCGCAATCGAGACATTTGTCAAAACTGCCCTTGTCGCGGAGATTCCGACTCCCACAGCGGGGGCACGTCTCGGGGTTGTTCGGCCAGTGACAGCCGCAATCGTCGCAGTGAAAACAGAAATCGGCGCCGAAATGGATCGCACAGCCGTCACATAGGGGACATACACACTCAGGCATGAGGCGCCCTCTTGTCAGGGGCTAGGGGCGCTGAGGGCCGCGAGTGGAACAAGCACTCGCGCGCCGTTGCAGGCGAGCCCTGGCCGGGGCCGCCTCAGCGTCGGTAGCAATGTAACCGGAAACTTATACACCCGTGTGCACGGGCACGGCTACCGCAAGATATTGGGGCCATCGCGCCGATCCCTTGTGTAGGACAAACACTGACACGCTGCCGCTAAGTGGACCCCCCGCAGGCTACTTATGGGCGCACCGTTTGGGAATGCCCACACCACAGACATGCTCCCCAGACGAGACGCATACCGTCTCGACCCAGCGATGATTGCGGCCCTTGACGAACCGTGTATGCGCCATGATGCCGGGCGTCGCTTTTCGCCCCTTCACCCAGCGGCCACAGCGTGGACACTTCCGCAAGGGAAACGGCCCAGGGCTCGCGCTCATCGTTGCACGCCCGTGACGGCCGGTGCCGACGCCGCTGGATGCGTGTCGAGCCAGGTGACCGCGACCGCCAGCGCCGCGAAGTGATGCCCGTGCAGGCCGTAGAGGGGACCGGGCGTCGCCTTGCGGCCGATGGCCGCCGACCCGCCGAAGCGGTCGAGCAGGCTCTGTCGCACGTTCGCATCCTTCGCCCGCATCGAGCCGCACAGGTGGAGCTTGACCGCGCGCCGCGGCAGCCGATACCGCTCGAGCCCCGGCCACGCTTCGTAGAACCGGCCGGTCCAGAAGACCGTCTCAAAGGTTTCGGCCCCGACCGCCATGCCCATCGCTTCGATCTGCTCGAGCACGAGCGTGGCCGAGGCTGGCGCTCGCCGGCAGCGCGCGAGAATCTCGCCGTTCAGGGCAAGGACGGCATCGAGCACGGACAGCCCCTGCGCGCCCGTCTGGACGACGACGAGCGCGGACTGCAGGGTGCCGGGGTCTACCGCGTAGAGCACGCTCACGCGGGCGCCTGGGGCGTCAGGCGGGCCGCCGGCGCGTCGTCGTCGAGGGGCAGGGTCTGCGGCACCGGGACGGGCGGTGGCGGCTCGCGCACGGGCCGCGGCAGGGCATCGTGCGCCGCACAGACGGACGAGCCCGCCCGCGCCAGGCACGGGCAATCGCGCTCGCGGCAGGGGCGGCTCATCGCCCATCCTTCCAGTCCCGGTCGAGCGCGGCGACCCAGAGCACCATGACGGCGACGGCGCCGAACAGGGCACCGGCGGCGAGCAGCATAAGGTCGTGGATCATCGCTGCCTCGCGGCAAGCATCGCGTCGGCCATCTGGTAAGCCCACGTAGCAGCCTCTTCAGTATCACCAGTGCCGCATTCATCGCCAATGCGTTCCAGTCTGCGAATAGTTGCCTGACTGCCGAGGAGGCCGCCCATGGCCTGCCCCGCGAAGTAGTCGCGCAGCGTCATGCCGCCGACATTCTCCCCAACAATTCTCAGCGTCATTACCGGCACACCATAGGCGTCTTTCTCGCGAGACTGATGCTGTTGGATGGTGAGCGTCGGAAACGCCGGCCCGCCGTCGTTGGTTGCCATGCGCGCACGGTAGCACACACATTGCGCGTGCGCAAGTTTGACAATTGCTCGCGCAGGCGGTATCGTGGCGCGCATGAAACGGTATCTCAAAGCCGGCCGGCGCTTGTCGCTGAGCTTGACCCGCTACCAGCCTCGCAGCCGCCAATACGTGCGCACCGGCAAGACCCGAACGACGGCGGTCGAAACCGAGCGCGAAGAAACGGCATTCTGGCGGCATATCGAGGCGGCGGTCGATGATTGGGAGAAAATTGCGAATACCGCAAAATAATGCTTGCAAACAAACTTGAATGGTTTTATAGTGGTTCCTGTCGGGCGGGAATGGACCCGGACGACGAGCAAAGGCGAAGACAATGCAGAAGGCGACACGGAACGAATTCCTTACGGCGGTCGGCACAGTGAATGCCGACATTCTGACTGCTGGTCAGCGCGGAGGGCTGGTCGTCAAGACGACATATCCCGGCGTCGCTGATCGTATCCACGGCATGGCGCGAAGTTGCGAATTGCGAACGCTTCAGACTGTCGCGGAAAACGAGGCCAAGCCGTGGTTGCCTATCTACGTGGTCAGCGTTAAAGGGTTCCGTCAGGAAGGGGGCCGCTAATGCCCAACGAATTCCAGACCCACGGCACGGACTACGAGCTCGGCGCGCGTCGGATGCAGGTCGTGCTGCTGCAAGACGCCCTGCGCCGCTACGGCGCGCACCGCGACTGGTGCCATACCGCGCACGGCTCCCCCTGCAACTGCGGGCTAGCCGAGGCGCTCCGTATCGGACCCGATGCCCGCGAGGTCTGCGGGCTGCAGGAGGCGAAATGAACATCTTCGGCGCGATCGCCAAAATCTTCACCGATGCCGCCCCGGACCCGCGCGAAGCCGGCGCCGGCCACGTCTACCGCTGCACGGTCTGCGCGTGGCGCGACCGCGGCGGGATGCTCGCGGCGGCGCATCACCGCGCGACCGGCCACCCCGTGCGCGGCGTCGCATGGCCGAAAGACTGGCCGGATGCGAAGTTTGTCGAGGTGCAGAAGTGACCACCGTCACCGCACGAAAGCCGATGAACCACGCCGCGAAGGTTCGCGCACAGCGGCGCCGAATCATTGAATTGTTGCATGAGGCGAACAAACTCCGCGAGGAGCGAAACGAATGGAAGGCGCGATTCGATGCGCTCATCGCGCGGATGCCGGTGACCCGCTAATGGGCCGCCGCTTCGTGGACGCCATTTGGATCAACCAGCGCCTCGACCGCCGCGATCGGCGGTTCCAGCGGGAGCAGGCAATTCGTAATTCTCAACTTCGGTTGGCCGGCAGTCCGGTGCCGGCTGCACGCGAGCGCCGGGAGTCGCTGGCGAACGGTCAACCGACTCATCTTCGGCCGGTGGCGACTGAACCCCGCCTGGGCAATGACGTTCAGGACATGACGGCGAGAGAGAGCGTCCCGTGTCAGCCGGTCGAACCTTCCACAGACGAAACGAGGACACATGGCACGGATGAGTGAGATGGCGACGGTTCTGGCAAAACTCGACGCCGACATCGACCGGTTGACCCACATGCGCGATTACCTGACGGCCGTGAGCGACTATGCCGCCGTGCGTAGCAACGGCGAGGCTGAGGCGCCGGCCCCCCGCAAGCGCGGTCGCAAGCCGAAGGCGAAGGGCGAACCGGCGGCGGGGACGTTCTAAGGTTCCGTGGCGCGGCTGTTTCCTTCGCCGGACGGTCGCGTTCCAAACCGGGCCTGGTCCGGCCCCGGGCGGAAGCAAGCCCGGACCACTTCGCGCTAATGGAGGCGCATCCAATGGAATACGGCGACAAGTTCAGAGAGCGATTCCGATCGCGCATTCAAACCGTTGACGATGCGACATCGTGCTGGCTGTGGCAACGCGGGCTCGACCGCCACGGATACGGCGCGATTAGTCTCAATGGAAAGATGCTGAAGGCCCACCGCGTTTCCTGGGAGCTTGAAAACGGCGATATCCCAGACGAGATGTGCGTCTGCCATCACTGCGATGTGCCCGCCTGTGTCAGGCCGTCCCACTTGTTTCTCGGCACGCACGCCGACAATTCAGCCGACATGGTGACAAAGAACCGGGTCAACCGACAGCCGCGCAAGTTTGGCGTCGAAAACGGAGGCTCCAAAATCACGCCGGAAAGTGTCCTGCAAATCAGAGCGATGGTTGCTTCGGGCATGAAGACGCGCGACGTTGGCGCATTGTTCGGCATTTGCAGTTCGCAGGTCAGCAACATCACACGGCGTATTCATTGGAGAAACGTATGAAGGACAACGAGCTTCTGTTGATTGACCTGAGTTCGCTGGCACATCCCATCTGGCACCAGTCGGGATCTGAGCCCGACCCGAACCACGTCAGCACGCAAGTCGTCGCCAGGGTCCGCGCGCTCGCCTCCGACCATCCGCACGCCGCGGTCTGCTGCGACGACGGGAAGTCCTTCCGCGCCACGGTGGATCCGACCTACAAGGCGCAGCGCCCGGAGCCGATTGCGCCCCTGCAGCACCAGATCAAACTGGCGCGCGAAATTCTCATCAAGGACGGCTTCCCGGTCTGGGCGGTGAAGGGGTTTGAGGCCGACGACCTGATTGCCAGCGCGACGGTGCAGGCGCTCGCCATCGAGGACACGACGGTGCTGATTGCGTCGGCGGACAAAGACCTGCTGGCGCTCGTCAGCGACCGCGTGAGCGCGAAGAGCCTGACGAACGGCGGCATACTGGGACCGGCCGAGGTGAAGGAGAAGTTCAAGGTCACGCCGGCGCAGATGACCGATTACCTGTGTCTGGTCGGTGATGCCAGCGACAACATCAAGGGCGCGAAGGGCATCGGCGGTGTCCGCGCCAGCGAGCTCCTGACGCGCTACGGCTCGCTCAACGGCGTGTATGCCGCGATCGACAAGGGGGCGACGCCGGACATCACGCCGGCGCAGCGGACGGCGTTGCAGGAGTTTCGCCCGCGGCTGGCGACGGTGCGGCAACTGGTCGCGCTGCGGACGGATGTGGATCTGCCCTTCGCGGAAATCGCGGCGGAACGGGTGCCGGTGAATGAGCCCGCGCCGCTGGGCGACGACGAGTGGCCGGTGCGCATGACCGACGAGGAACGCTACGCCGTCGCGCCGAAGCCCGAGCCCGTCCAGCAAGAGATACCAGATGCATGGAAACCCCTCGTGCAGCAGGCCGATAGTGCCATCGTAGCGGCGCAGGCGATGCAGCCACCACAGCCAGACGGGGAGGGCAAGGAGAGGCCCAGTTCTCCACCGGCGACGGTCCTCGACCCCGTAGGGCCGTCGCCACTTCCACAGCGCACCGAACTGGTCCGCGCCGAGCCCGACTGGGACCGGCAGTTGGAGCCGCGCTCGCTGGATGAGGCCGCGAAACTGGCCGCGAAGATGTTCGCGTCACGGCTGTTCTCGGCCTACGGCACCTACGAGGGCATCTTCACCACCATCATCGCCGGCCGCGAACTGGGGATGCCGGCGATGGCGTCGCTGCGTGCCTTCCACATCATCGAAGGCAAGCCGTCATTGAGCGCGGACGCAATGGTCGCCTTGGTGATGCGCTCCGGCAAAGCGAAGTATTTCAAGTGCACGCAGCGCACGGATACCATCGCGACATTCAAGACGCTACGCGTGGGCGAGGACGAAGAGCCCATGACGCTCCTCTACTCCATCGACGACGCGAAGAAGGCGTGGAAGAAAGACCAGAAAGCCTGGGACAACAGTGGCTACGGAAAGAATCCCGCGGACATGCTCGTCGCGCGGGCGAAGTCGAAGCTGGCACGGCTGGTCTATCCCGATGTCGTCGGCGGGCTCTATGCGCCAGAGGAGATGGAGTGATGCGAACGCTCATCAGCGCATCATGCGGATGGATGCTGTCTATAACGCTTATGAATGCGTTCGGCATCCCCAGATGGCAACCGCTACAAATAGTAGACGTGGCAGTTGCGCTGTTCTTGTGCGTATGCGTTCCCATCGACCGTTCGCGCGCGTCGCGTGCCATGCTCGCGCGATTCGTAGACCTGACCGGATGGAAGAGGCCCGACAGTGCTCGTCACTATTGACACCGAAACAGCCGGCCTCAAGCCTGAGCATCCGACGATTCAGGTAGCCGCGACCGCGCGCGAGGGCGGCGTCGAGCTCGCGTATTTCGAGCAGAAGATTGCGTTCGATGAGGCCGCCGCCGACCCGCAGGCGCTCGCGGTGAACCACTACCGCCGCGAGGACTGGGTGGATGCCGTCGCCGGCCCAATTGCGGCCTCGCGCTTCGCCGCCTGGCTGCGGCCCTACTGCACGCTCGAGCGCGTGAGCAAGGCGGGCAATCCGTATCGCGTGGCGAGGCTCGCGGCGTATAACGCTGGTTTTGATACTCCGCGGCTCGAGGCGCTCTTCGGGACGCAGTTCATGCCGTGGGATCGGCGGGTGCGGGATGTGCTGCAGCGGGTGCTGTTCTGGTTCGATGAGCATCGTAACGAGCCAGCGCCGCTCGCGTTCAAGTTGTCGATGGTGGCAGAGCACTTCGGCATCAAGACCGATGGCGCCCACGATGCGCTCGCTGACGCCAGAATGGCTGCCGCCGTGTTGGAGCATGTGCAGTATCTACAAGCACAAGAGGAGCGATCTGGACATGGCTTCTAACAACATCGCCCCGCCGCTCGCCGGCAAGACGGACCCCCGCCTCGAAACCCTGCGCCTGTTGCAGAGCATCGATGCGACGCTGAAGCAACTGCTCGCGCGATTCCCGGCGCCGACGACCGCCGCGGACCCCGCGATGACCGACGCCGAGCTCGATCAACCGTTCAGCGACGAACTCATCCGCATGATTCCGCGCGACTACGCCGCCGGTGATGTCGTGAAGGGCACGAAGATGTCGCTCTGCCCGCCGGCGTTTCTCGAGCAGTATGCGCAGGCGCACGACTACTTCGCGCAGAAGAACGACGCCGACGGCGTGAAGGCGAAAGACGACAAACCGAAAAGTGTCTATGACCGGCGCACGGCACGACGCGCCCGCGCCTGGGCGACGCGCCTGCGCGGCGGCTGGACGCCACCTATCACCACCATTGACACCGAAAGCGCAGGTTTCTGATGCTGACCATATTGCTGCTCGCCACGCTCGCGCAAATCCCCGGCTACCCCAACGGCTGCGAGAAGTGCGGCCTCAAGTCGGACGTGGACTGGGTGCAGATGGTGGACCTGGGACCGGAAGGCCGCCGGCCGGTCATTGCCGTATGGGGCGTGGAATGCTTCAGCGGCCACGTCGCCAATCGCGTCTACGTCTACGCCATCACCGCAAACGGCCCTGTGAACGTGCCGGCGGAAATCCGCTGGACGATTCCCCGACCGGATGTGCAGGCCGTCTGGGCGCCGCGGTGCTACGATTTCCCGATTGATGCGCGCGTGGGGCTTGGCATCGTGCTGACAGGTGACCTGCCGGCGGATACGACGCGGCTGTCGATTGTGCTTGGCTGGGGCGCATATCAGCAGACGCATACGGTGACGGTGCTCTCCCGGTGACCGCCGCCCTGTTCCCCGCCAGCGGGGAGAGCGGGAATCTGACATGACGACATTTCGCGCGCGTGGACAGACCGTGGCTATTCCATCGACTGGATCTACCGCGCCGACCGAACGGAGATAAGTGACCGATGAAGGTATCAGGCCATCCCGGCTACGACGATGATTCGCGGTATCCAGACGATACGCCTCCGCGCTGCGGCGGAACTGGCATGGTCGCTTATTGGGACGGTTCGGCCTACGCTGGCGAGATGTGCCGTGGCTGTCTCGACTGCGAGCCGCCAGACCATGACGCCAATTGCGAGGCCGAACTTACCAGCCACGGTTATACGCCGTGTCGCTGCGCGGAGCGTATCAAGTGAAACGTTACGACCTCATCACCAACTATCGCGCGGGATCGTCCATTGAGGAGATGGAACCATCTGACGATGGCGAGTGGGTTCGCTACGAAGAAGTCGCTGGGGCAACAAACGAATGGATCGACTGCGCGATCTGCCGTCAGCAAAACAGCTTCAGCGGCGTAGGCCACTGGGCATGGCATCGGTTCTGCCGCGCCGAGGTCAACCCGATTGCGCTAATCGCGTTCATCGACCGCAACAGTCAACCAGATGCCGCCGACAAGATCCTGCGCTACGTCGTCGCCATCACCGGCATGAACCTGAAGGCTGTTCGTCAGGCGATGGATGAAGAAATGTCTGCCAACGCGGTAGATCCCCATGTTGGAGAAACCCCCGCATGACCACGCGCGACAAATCGTCGTCTTCGTGTCCTACTTGTTCGGATCTCCTCGCCTCTCAGGAGGATCAGATCCGGGAACTGGAATGGACGCTGGATAACGTCTATACCCTCGCGCGGCGCGAACTGCGACGGCCGGAGCAGTTGAACGCTGGGCCGGTATCCGCCAAGGAACGCTGGGGCCATGTTCTGCGACTCTGCGAGAAGGCCGGATGTAAACCGCGTGGCGTACTGCGCGACAACGGAGGCTCGCTCAATGACTAAATCGTGGGCCGTAACGGTCGAGCGCGACGGCGAGAGCATCTTGACGCTCGGCAGCAACCATCTAGCGGGCCGTGACTTCATCGATGGAGACGAGGACACCATTCGCACCGTCGCGCGACATTTGCTGGCCTTCATTGGCGATCCCGATCTGCAATCCCAGCTCACCGCGATCTCGACGGAGCGGGACGAGTGGAAGCGGCACGCGACGGACATTTGGGATGCGCTGGCGGACGACGTGGCGAGGAACGGTGAACGCGACGTGCCTGACGGTTCTACGGTAGCTGAGGCCGTCAAGAAGCTGCTGGTGGACTTGCACGACGCCGAGGAACAGGTGCGCGTCCTTCGACCGGGCGGCACCTACGCATGGAAACTGCGCGCCTACAAGGCCGAGGCGGATCTCTCCACGGTGCGGGAGGCGCTGAAGGCGGCAGCGCAATTTCTCGATCCTGGCGTTGATCGTGGCCCTGCCGTCGATGGCTGGGACAACACGCGCATGCTAGTCGAGGCCGCGCTCCAGCCCTCCAAGGAGGAGAAGTGACGATCACGCCGATTATGTTGTTCGTCGCGTTCGTTGTCGTGCTGGCCGTGACCGCGAAGTGGTGCTACGAACTGGGCGTCAAGGATACCGAAGGCCGATGGCGCGAAGCCGTTGGTCGCGCTGACGATGCCAGAACGAGGGCTCCTCGATGACCCCCAAGGGAGGCCGCTCTGCACACCGGGGAGGAGCGATGACGGCTGTTCACGTTGAACGCTGGATTGAGCATCACCCGTCGTGCCCTTCGTCAAACGACTGCGAAGGTGCGTGGTCCGTTGGCTGTCTGTGTCCACCATTCTGGCCGCGTCCTGCCGCGTATTTTCGCGGGAAGATGGCGCTTGGGCAGCGTGAAGTGGCCGAACTGCTAGCCAAAGTGACAGGGGAAGCTCCTCGATGACCCCGAGGGAGAAGGAACGATGAAGGCGTGGGGTGGCTTTTGCGATGGCGCGTTGAACGTCTACGCTTCCGATGATGGCGCGGCGGTGTTCAAATCTCGGCGGGCGGCTCGGGCTCAGTATACGGACGTGCGCCGGATCGAGATTCACGAGGTGCCGCGACGAGGCGACGGAGGCAAGAAGCCTTCTCGTCCTGGACAACCAGGTAAATCCAAGACACGCAAGCAGAAAGCAGGCTAGGCGATGACCCCGAGGGAGTTGATCGCGCAACTAGCCGCCGAGATGCGAAGCATAGCGATGGTCGCTGGACAATGCTCCGTCGAAGGGCCGGAGGACACGAAATCGCTGATGGCGGCTGCTGAGGCCGAGCGGTGCGAAGACTGGGCACACAGGCTGGACGATCTCGCCGCCTCCCTCGGAGTAGGAGAGCCGCCGGAGGACGCTACCCCCCCGCCTTCACCAGCCGCAACCCCGCCGGATTCGCCAGCACGACCTGCACGGTAAATTGCAACAGCACACCCGAAGACGACTGGTTGCACCCCGCCGTGCAGGCTTGCACGGCCACGCGATGCGCGCCAGGCGTCAGCGCGGGCAACTTCCACGTATACGTGCGCAACGGCGCCGCCGTGCCTGCTGAGACGGGCACAGTCGCACACGCCGCCGTGGGTTGCCCGTCGAGGCACACGAGGAACTGCGCGACGGTGCCGGCGTCGATGTCGGTCTGCGCGTAGTCCCACGCGATGGAGTCGGCATTGGTCGCCGTGACCTGCAGCGCCAGCGCGAGGACGGCGAAGATCACGCGGGGCTCGTGCCGGGCGCCTTTACGACCTTCGCGCCTTCGACGACGTGCACCGCGCCGATGACGGCATCGATCCCGTCTGACGCCACCGCCTGCACTTCCGCCGTGTCGAGTTTGACCTTGCCGGTCGCATTGGCTGCCGCAACGCCGGCTTCGACGGTCTTCAGGACGTGCGCCTTCTTGTCGGCCCCGCTCGCGCCCTTGATTTGCTCGGCTTCCTGGATGCCGGAGACAATCACCGGAATGACCGGCGCGATCTTGTCGCCGCCCTTGATGTTCGACAGGATGAGCGGCGCGAGGCCGGTAATGAGCGCGAACCACTTGTTACTCGTCAGTTTCACGTTAGGGCTCCTTGGTGAGGCGCTCGCGGGCCGGGTGCGCCTCTGACACGGGCGGTGGCAGCGTCAGCGGGCGCGTCCACCACCAGACCGCGAGCACGGTGAGCAGAAGCACGCCGCCTGCCACGCCTACCGCGACCATAGAATGCCGTCCCCGTCGAGCATCCGCCAGCCGGACTCCGGGGCGGTGCGCGTGGTTGGCCGCACGCGGACCATGTGGTTCCCGACGACATAGGTGCGCAGCGAGTCGTCGACAATCCGTCGATAGGGGCCGAGCGGCGCATCAGCCGGGAAGGCGCGCAACGCGCCGAGCGCCTCTGCCGCGAGCGCCATCTCGTCCGTCGTGGGCGGCTGGCCGAGTTTGCCCGTCTCGCTATGAAACGTCCCACCGGCGCCAAGCAGCGCACACACGCCGAAATACGCGCGCCAGTCGGTCGGACGAAAACTCACATCCTGCCACTTCGCCGGCTCATCCTCGACGCAGGGGACGTGGTGCGGATGCGTCGGTTTGTCCGGCCCATCGCCGGCGTAGAACTCCAGCAGGTTGTGCGCCCGCCGCGGCCACTCGCTGTCGCGGGCACTATGGTCGACGTAATACGACCCATACCAGCGGTCGGAGTCTTCGTAGTTGCCGGAGACGTAGGGAAAACCAGACGCCTCGAGTGTGCCCCGTAGCGCAGCCGTGTCGATCGCCTTGTGCGTCTCCGGCTCGTTGCCGGCCTCGAGCAGGAGGTTGGTCGGCTGCGCGTCAAAGAGTGCCTCGACCAGTTGCTGCGCCGGCGCGAGGCGCGCGGGGTCATCGTCAGTCAGCAGCGTGAGCTCGACGCGCCAGCCGCGCGCGGCGACGTAGGCGAGGAAGCCCGACCAGACCGCTGGCGGCGCCGAGTCCCAGGCTGCCGCACCCCACGCGGAGGCCGGCGTGTAGTCCCAGACGCGCAGTAGGTTGAATCCCTGATAGGCCGCCAGGAACGGGTCAATGTCTTCGCCGCGCCGGAAGCGGTCGCAGAGCTTGAAGGCCGAGACACCCGCCCAGCGCCACGGCTGGCCGTCCGAGAGCCAGATCGGTCCCTGCGAGGTCAGACGCCCGATCGGCGGCGCCCCGTAGGGCCGGATGGCCTGGTAGGTCACTTCTTGACCCAGGTCAGGCTCGCGGACGTCCACGGGCGGCCGTGGTCGGCCCCCTGCTCGATGTAGGGCACGAGCGCCGTCACCAGCCCGCTGTCCCAGACGCCGACGTCCCAGCGTTGATACCAGCCCGGCAGGCCATCCGGCCCGAGCACGTCGTCGGCCGTGGCCCCGTAGTATTGCAGGCAGACGTTCCCGGCCGGCGTGGACTTGGTCCCGTCTGCGGTCAGGTAGAGGTCAAGGTGGGCCACGGGCCGATAGGTGCCGCGGCGGTCGCCTGGAATCGGGTCCAGTTGCAGCATATCTTGGTCGGTCAGGTCCGAGCGGTCGAACGAGACGCGCCCCTGCCCGTCGCAGGCGAGCACTTTGTCACCGGGGCCGATCAACCAGCCCTGTTCAGTCGTCATAGACACCTCGCAAATCGGGGGATAGGGCCGCACCACGGGCGGCTGGGGCGGCTCCGGCGGCACGGGCGGGTCTGGGGGCTCCGGCGGCTCCGGCGTCGGCTCTGGCGGCTCTGGCGCTTCGACCGGGGGCAGCGCGCGGAGCTCCGCCAGCGTCGTCTGGATGAGCACGGTCTGCGGCGGTGTGGTGAAGGTAATCGCGACCTGCTCGCCAGCCCACTGCACGCGCACGAACCGGCAGTCGCCGCGCTCGAGTTGCCGCAGCGTCGTGCCATCCCAGACCTGCACCCCGCCGCCGTCGTAGGCCGCCTGCCCCACCCAGAGGTCCGGCCCGGCGGGCGAGTATTCGAAAAGCCCCTGCACCCCGTAGTGCTGCGCGATGGGCGAGGTCGGCCCGTAGGTCTGGTCGCCGGTGATGAGTCGGCCCGTGCCCGAGCCGTCCTGCGCGCAGTAGCGCCAGCCCTGCGAGCCGATGGACCCGTCCGAGGTGTGCAGAATCCCCAGCAGGTCATAGATGAGCGGGGAGACGCCCACGCAGGGCGGCGGCAGCGCCCTCCATGCGGCCCCGGTCCATTCCCACGCGGCCGGCACCTCGACGGACGAGGACTGCCCCGCACAGCGAAAGCCGCCGACGTCGGTCACCCGCAGAAAGAGCGGACTCTGCAGCGGCTGGGACGCCGGCAAGGGGATCGGTCCCTGGTGCGTCTGGACATGGCTGTTCGCGAAGAGGACCGCGTAGGCGCCGCCCGGCGTGGCGTCGCCATACCAGCCGCCGGGGAAGGTTGTGCGGATCATGCGGACTCCGTCGTGCGTAGCCGGTCGAGTCGGAGCAGCACCTGGGCGGCATAGGCGACCGCCGCCGGCGCGTGCGCGCCCCCCTGTCCGCCGTTGTAGGCCGCAAGCGCCGTGCGGAGCACCGCCGCGCGCTTGGCGGTCTGGAGGCCGCGGTAGGTCGTCCCGGCCCACTCCAGGAGGTGCGCCAGGTAGCGGCACCCCCAGTGCAGCGAGGCTTCCGGCGCGAAGAGATCCCACGGCTCGCCGGTGAACCCGTGATCGACGGCGGTCGGATACATGATCTGCATGAGCCCGTAGGACGCCGAGACTTCGCGCGGCTCGCGATGCATGTAGGCCGGGTTGTTCGCGAGGTACCGCACGAAGAAGTCCGGCTCATAGCGATAAGCGTGAAACCGCGTCGCGGATTCCTGCTCGACCACAGCCGCGACCAGCAGCGGCTCGAGCCCATGCGCCGCGGCGGCGGCCGCGATCTCTGTCCGATAGGGGCTCATGGCGTGACCGGCGGGACGTCTGGCGGCGTCGTCACGGCGGCGGCCGTCGCGACCAGGCCGGCGCCCTCGACGCGCCCTTCGGCCTTGTTCAGTTTCGCCGTTTCGTCGACGAGTTGGCTGAGCCGTCCATCGACGCGGTAGGCGACTTCGCGCGTCAGGTGTTTGGCTTCCTGGCTCTTGAGCGCGGCAATGATGGAGGCGAGCGTGGTCGAGGCAAAGCCGATGATGATGACCACCAGCGGCGTGTTATCGACCGCCGGCCGCAGCCACACAATCGCCGTGATCGCGCCGATGGACACCAGCGCGAGGCCGAGGCCAGACAGCACGTAGAGCCAGGCAATCGACACAGTGACCCGCTGGCGGGAATCGCGTGGCACGGGCGGCAGCGTCGTCACCGCAGTTTCAACGAGGGCGCGCCGCCGAAGAACATGCCGACGAGCCAGAGGACGACGAGCACGACGAAGGCGACTTGCACCACCGTCGCGATCGGCTCACCCACGCCGAAGGCCGCCAGGATGCGCATGATCGCCCAGTAGAGCAGCGCGACCACGATGAGCGCGACGAGGATGCCCACCAGTCCAGTCATCGATCCCCCTTGGTCGGTTTGGTTGCCGTGAAGACGCCGGATTCGGGCTCCCACGTCCAGCCCGGCCGCGCCGCGTCGATCTCCAGTTTCAGTCGTGCCTTCTTCGCTTGCCAGTCGTCGAGTTCGCGCTGGATCAGTGCCCCTTCGAGCCGCACGTTTTCGATCTTGAGCCGCTCGAGTTCCGTGAGCGGGGGGACATCGGGACCGGCGTGCAGCGGCGCCACGAGGAGCAGCATGGCGAGCAACAGGACGCGCACTACCCGCCTCCAAGCACGAGCCACGCGGTATCGGTCAGCGAGTAGTAGAGGAGCACGGACTTGAACTGCGTGAGGGCGTAGTCGGCCGCGCCGGGACAGAGGAACCGATTGCCGGCGGTCGAGGAGCCGGAGCTGTGCTTCAGCGTGATCGTAGAGGCGCTCAGGTTCGTGAGCCAGAGCGTGCGACTCCCGACACCGGGCGCCGCGATGCCCGTGAGGTCTTGCGGCGCCCCCGTCGTCGCCAGCCGCGCGAAATAGCCCGCACCAATGGCGTAGTTGTTCGTCGTGCCGGAGAGCGCCGTAGGGGAGACGGTGGCCCCAAGCGAGAGACTGGCATACCCGACCACTGTCGTGCCGCCGGCCAGATCGGTGATGACCGTGCCACCCACAGACGATAAGGTCGAACTGGCGCCCATCGATACACATGCCAATGCGGAGGCGCCTCGCCCACAGACTTGATCGGATCGAAGGCCCGTGGTGAACGTGTTGTAGTTCAACGTGCCATCGAGGAGCGGCACGTTCGTATTGTCCGACAAGTCCGCCACCGCCGGCCGCACCACCGTCACCGTCCCCCCGACCGTGTTCTGCCGCAAAAACTGCGACGCGCCGCCCGTGCCGGACAGACTGACACCCGCCCCGCCGCGCGCCAGGTCGATGATGGTGCCCTGCCACGTCCCGGACGTAATGGTGCCCACCGTCGCGAGTGTGGACGCCGACGTGAGTCCCGCCATCGTCGTCACGTTCGGCTGCACCGCCGTCGAGAGCGTGCCGGTCAGCGTCGTCGCGCTCACGGTGTTCACACAGGTAATCGTCGTGCCCGATTCCGAGCAGATGGAATCCCCCACCGCCGCCGCGCCGGTAAACTTCGCGAGCTTGCCGATGGTGCCGCTGACCGTCGAACCGCCAATCGACAGCGGCGAGCCGTTCCACATCAACGTGGATGCGTTGTTGTAGAGCCTATTCGCCGTGCTGGCCGGCACGTTGCTCGCAATCCCAATAAACCCCGCACTCGTCACCGATACCACATCAACGGGACCAGCCACGATGCCGCCCGTGCAGGGACCGGTTGATGCGCATCCCACTTTCACGGAGGTGGCGGCCGTGGACGTCGAGCGCAATGTTGAAACAACTGTATTGGCAGGTTGTGCAAAAACGTCCGCGCAACCAAACAAGTTATAGAGTAGAATCGCCACGATGCCCCCCGAAATCGACATCGCAGGACGCATATTTGGACGATGGCTCGTCATCGAAAAAGCCCCCAAAAAACACGACGAAGTGCGGCGTTGGATCTGCCGGTGTTCATGCGGCACCCACGCCGAAGTTATCAGTCAAACCTTGCGCGATGGGCGATCGACCAGTTGCGGATGCCTGCATCGCGAATTGACGTCCGTGCGTTCGCGCACGCACGGTCAGTCGCGCACCATGGAATACCGCAAATGGAAAGCCGCGAAGAGTCGCTGCTACAACCCGAAGACCCTCAACTTTGCCGACTATGGCGGCCGTGGCATCACAATGACCGATGAATGGCGCTACGACTTTCCGCGCTTCCTGCGCGATATGGGGCCATGCCCTGACGGCCATGAATTGGACCGCATCGACAATGATGGGCCGTATGCGCCCGGTAACTGCCGATGGACGACGAATGCCATGCAATCCTTGAATCGGCGCAATACGCTGCTCGTCACAATTGACGGTCAGTCGATGCCGTTGATGCGTGCGATTCAGCGATTCGGCAGTGTCGTGGGGTATGACACCGCGCACGACCGTGTGACGCGTCTCGGATGGACCGCACACGATGCGCTGCAGACACCGCCGGATGCGAATGGGAATCGTCATCGTTAGGCTGTTCGGATCACTTCCGCACCGATAAGAAACCCTTCATTCGCGGATACCTTGGCTTTCAACCCGAGATGGATGGCCGATCCGCCTGAGGGGAACGTAATCGCGCCGCTGCGCGACACTTCGCCCGTCAGACTCGTCGCGGTCGCAATCGCGAGCGGCGTATCGGGACTGCCGCCGTCCAGATTCACCAGCGCGACACTCAGCGTCCCGGAGACGACTTGCATCGCGGTGATTTCCAGCTTGTAGGTGCCCGACAGCGTGGCCGGATCGACCAACCAGACCGCCGTCCCAGGCACGAGCTTGTCGAAGGTCGCCCCGGTCGGATACGCCAGGTCGGCAATCGCCGCGCTGGAGTTCGACCCGAAGACGAAGGCCGCCGTGCCGACGCCACTCGCCACGCCCGCATTCGTCGGCGTCACGGGGTCCACGGTCGGCCCGAGCGGGACGCCGAGGCTGTCGGTGGCGATGAGTTTCAGGTTCCCGACTGCCGGATCGAGGTAGACGACGATGCGCCCGGCCGTATCCGCGACCGCTGGCTGCGTCCACGGCGTGCCGAGATTGGCGTCGTGGTAGACGGTGGCCGGCGTCGAAGTGCCGGAGAGGTAGAAATTCAGCAGCGCGCCGGGCGCGATGGCGCCATCGTCATCGAGGGCGGTGAACCAGAAGGCTGGCGCGAGGGCTCCAGTCGCCATTACTGCTCCTCATCCTGCGCGCTCGCGATGGCCCCCACGGCCCAGCGCAACGCTTCAGCCGGCATCCCTGAGGCTTTCGCGGCACTCTGGTAGAGCCCACGCGCGAGCATGGACTTGACGACCGGGCTCCGCTCCATGACCGCCATCATAAACGTCACGGGGCTGTGCGCGAGCCATGCGAGGCCCGCCGGATCGCGATTGCCGACCATCGCCACGCGCTTCGCGATAGCATCCCGCGCCGTGATGGCCGCCCCTTCGCGCGCGTTCTTCGCAGTGAGGTCAATGCCGGATTTTTGCGCTTCGGCGGCGATTTCCTCTTTCAGCCCGCGCGCCAGTGCCTTCTCGGCTTCAATCGTCGCGCCCTTGACTTCGCCGTAGGCTTTATCTTTTAGGGCCGCATACGTGCCGGTTTTGAGCGATTGCGCCGCTTGCGGCGCCAAGTCCTGCGCGCCGTGCGCTTCCAGGAAGTTCTGGCCGACGTCGCTAATGGCATTGAGGTCGGCTTGCGGATTGACCTGATTGGCAAACTTCCGCGCCGTCTCTGAGAGACGACTGGTCACGGCCAGCGGACGAATGCCTCCCGTGAGGCTATTGATCGCGGACTTGATGTCGGCGTTCGTCGCCCCGATGATGCCGTTTAGTTTTTCAATCCCGCCTGGTGTCACGTTGATGCCTTCATCGAGGAGCGTTTGCACGACAGGCGGGGTCGTGCCGCCTTTGACCGCCGCGAGCGTAGACTTGATGCCAGGCTTCAGGGCAGATTGCATCAGCGCAGGCGCAAGATTCCGCGCGCCAGCCACGACGGCATTCCCGACGAGATTCGCGCCACCCTGAATCGCGGCTTGTGTCCCGGCATCGACCGCGCCCTGCCCAGCCCCCTGCGCAAATCCACGTAGGGTCGCGCCGGGTTGCTCCACGACATTGTGGGCGATGTCGGCCAGTGCGCCGGGGAGTTCTGTCGCGTGCTGCGCGAGTTGCCGATAGCCTGCGCCTGCTGCGCCTCCAACAGCGGCGCCAATCGTGCCGCCCTCGAGACTCCCGATCGTGCCGCCGACCGTGGGGAGAAAATCCGCCGCGACATCACCCCAGGTGCGCGCTTTTTTCGGCGTGGCGTCTAGCGCGGCGCTGATTTCCGCGTCGGTCGCATCATCCGGGAATTCATGGACTTTCCCGTCTGGCCCCTGCACGCGTCGCGGCATTACGTGCCGCCTTTCTTGACCATCTTGCCGGTCTTTGGATCGCGGACCCACTGTTCGACCGCGCCGGCCGGGGGCGGCGTGGCCGGAGGGGCGCCTGTATTCTGGTTGGCGTAATGCCCCATCGGCGTTTTCAGACTCGCCTTGCGGTTCTGCAGGAATTCTTCGACCCGCGCCATGTTGGACATGAACGTCTCAGGCGCGAGATTCGGGTCCACCACGTCGAGGCCGAGTTGTAACTTCATGTCCGTCATCGCGCCGCCACCCAGCGCCGTGCCGAGCTCGTCCCCGATCAGTTTCTGCGCCTGCCGAATGTTCGCGACCGTCGTGTCCCCGAGTTTCGCCTGCACCGAGCCCAGGAATCGATTGATGTCGGGATACTTCGTGCGATCCCAACTGTTCGACAGGTCTACCAGTTTCTTGATGTTCGGCAGCACGTTATCGACGGCCGCAATCGCGGTCACGGTCTTCGGATTCGTCGCGAACTTGTAGCCCGATTCAAAGGCGGCCGGCGTGAATTCAGGATTTAGATCGCGCGCTTTGTCGTAAATGGCCGCTTTCTTCCCCGCCATCGCCCCCGATCGCGACGGATAGAGCCGCAAGAACTGCGAATAGGTCAAGTCACCCGAGGCGAGGTCTTGCGCGACGCGATAGTCACGCGATCCCGGTGGCACATCCTGCGCGGACGCACCCGAGGCCGCTTGCGCCGCGTCTGACTCGCGCCGTTCGCGCGCTTGCGCCACGCCCAACTGTCCGCGCGCAATCGCGTTGGTGGCCTGCTGTTCCGGCGTAATGCCGCCCTTCGTCCCCGCGGCAACCTGCTGCTTGACGGCGGTATCGGCCTGGATGCCCGGTAACTGCGCGCGTTCCATCTCCGTGAGCGCCTTCTGCGGTCCCTGCGCATACGCGATCACGCCGTCGAGCAGGCGCGGCAACGCTTGCGGATTTTGCTGCAGCGTTTGCTCCCACTGCGAGACGTCGTGGCCTTCTTTCTTCGCGTGCTCGATGGCCGCCTGCGCGGCCGTCGTCATGGCTTCCGGCCCGTCCTTCTCCCACGATTTCACGGACGCCGCGAGATGGCCGAAGTAGTCGCGTTCGGCGGTTTCGGCTTCCAGTTTCGCCTTGCGCGCCTTGGTGCTGTATTCATCCGCGTCGGAGAACTGCTTCTGCACGGTGGCGACGAGGTCGCCGTGGCCGCCCTTGCGCAGGAGCGTGATCGCCTCGTCCGGCGTCGTGGCCGTCGAGAGCGCCTGCTGGAGCGCGGCGCGGTCTTCGTTTTGTTTCGCGAGTCCTTCGGTGCGTTCGCGTTCCTGCGCGGCGAGGGCTTGTCGCTGTTCCTGCAAGCCCTGCGCGGCTTGCTGCTGGTTGCGCAGTTGCAGGATCTGGCTCAGCGACTCGAACGGCGTGTTGATGCGCGGTTGCTGCAGCGTGCTGTAGATCGAGGCGTCAGCGGGCATTAGCCGTTTCCATATCCGTAGGGATTCGTCGGAATACCGCCGGAATAGGATGGATACACGGGGGCTTGCGGCCCGGCGGTCGCACCCGGTAGCCCTTGCGGCAGTCCGGTGTTATACGGGATATTCGGCGGCACCGCTGGACGCTGCTGCGGATACAACTGATTAAAGTAGGCCGCCTGCTGCGCCGCGTTCCCAATGTTCCCGAGCGCCCCCGCATACGCATTCGCGCCAGCCATGCCGGCCGCCGCATTCGCATTGCCCTGCCCGCTATAGAGCCCGGCGGCGCTATTGCCGTAATTGAGGGCGGAATTCTGCCCCAGCCCGGCGAGCGCCAACTGCTGATTGAACGCCGTGTTCTGATTGTTCTGATACACGCCGTAATTCGTATTGAACGTCTGCAACCCCTGATTGAAGCCCTGGTTCTGCCCCGCCAGCCCCAGATAGCCCTGCGACACGCCGAGATTCCCCTGCGCGACGCCGAGATTGCCGAGCCCGAGGTTGTAGCTCTGGTCCGCTTGCTTGTTGCCGAGCGAGAGATTCCCGAGCCCCAGGTTGTAACTGTTCGCCGCCTGCGCCGCGCCGAGATTCAACTGCCCGAGGCCGAGCGCCGCGTTCGTGTTCGCATTGAACGCGCCGAGTTGATTCGCGTTGTTCGCCTGCTCGACGTTGAAGCGATTCGCGAAGTTGCTCTGCGCCGCCGCCGCGTTCTGCGAGGCATTGAACTGCGCATTCTGCTGCTGCAGCGGCTGATAGGCGTTATAGGCCGCCAACTGGTTCTGAATGTTCTGCGCCTGCGTGTTGTAGTCCATGCCGGCGTTGAACGTGCCCGCTTGCAGGTTCGCGCCCTGATTGGCGAGCGCCGCCTGCTGCTGCTGCCCGGCGTTGAACTGCTGCGCCTGCTGGCCGGCATTCACGTTGAACTGCGCAGCGTTGAGGTTCGCGCCCTGGTTCGCGAGTTGCGCGGCCTGCTGGAACTGGTTTGTGAGCCCGTAGGCTTGCGCCTGCGCGGCGTTGTTCTGCCCGGTGACCGATGCCTGATTCGTCAGGTTCTGCTGGTAAGTCTGGCGGGCGCGTTCGTTCGCGGCCTGGTATTCCTGGCTCGCGGACTGGCCCGCGTAGTCCATAAGCGCCTTGCCGGTCGCGCCCGTGTTGAGGAAGCCGCGCGCCGCCGCGCTGTTCTGCAGCGCCCCGAGTCCCTGCGACAGTCGGAACTTGTAACTGGGATCTTGCTGGAGTTGGTCGGCCGTCAGGTTCTGGAAGCCGGACGGATCGTTGACATCCTTCGCGGTCAGCGCCTGCGGTCCGGTGACTTGGTCGGCGGTGACCTTCGCGGGTCCGCCGATCGTCTGCCCGGTGACCTGATCCGCCGTGACCGCGCCGGGCTGGTTGATGCTGCCGAGCGTCAGCTTGTCCGGCCCCTGCACGGCGGTCGGCGTGTAGTCCTGCGCGGCGGTGAGTTCCTTGGCGCTAACCGAGCCGAGGTCACGCGGCAGCGCCGCCTGCGCGCCAGTGGCCCCCAGCGACGAAAAGCCGAGATCGCCCATGCCGGCGACCGGCCCCATCGCCGCCGCGCCAGCTGCGCCAGCGCCCTCGCCCGTGTCCCACGTCCATGCGGTGCCGCCGAGTCCGGCGGACTGCACGACCTGCACGAGCTTGCCGGTCGAAGGGTCCACAATCTTGCTGCCCTTGGACCCCCCAATGGACGAGCCCGACGCCGCGAGCTCCGGATGCTGCGCGAAGGCTTGCTGGAGGCCCGCAGGCGTATGCGGATACTGGTTTAGGATGGCCGAGACGTTCTGCTGGTTGAACTGGAACGGGGCGCCGCCACCGGCGGCTGGTGTGCCCTGCGCCGTGCCCCCCGGCACGCCCGCTAACTGGTCGACCGCGAGCGGCCCCGCGCCCGTCACCCCGCCCTGCTCGTAGACCTGCGGTTGGACGGCCGGGGCGTAGTTCCCCACGTTGCCCCCCGCATTCGGGCCGAGCAAGTCCTGGTGCTGGTCAAACCAATCGTTCGGCATCAGCCCACCCGCATGGCGCCACGGGCGATGAGTTGCGGCGCAATCGCCGCCGGCACATCACGCACGGACCCGTCCGGCCCCTGCAGTTTCACCATCATGCCCTGCGCGCCGCCCTGCGCCATCGGTGGCGGGCCACCTTGCGCCATCTGCGGTCCCTGTCCGGCCATCGCCGCGCCCTGCGGCCCCGGCCCCATCGGCGGACGGCCCATGCCGGCGAGCGAGCCAGGCGGCGGTCCCTGTGGCCCCGCTCCAGGCGGCATCCCCGGCGGCGGTCCCTGCGGCGGTCCCTGGAACGGCTGGAACCCGTTCGACCCGCCAGCCCCGCCAAACTGCTGCGTATAGGGCTGGAAGTTGGCGCCCATCTGCCCGAGCCGCTGCGCCGCCGCGGACCCGACGTCCATGTAGGGCTGGTTGGTGCGCTGCTGCACCGCGAGGGCTTGATTGGTCGCCTGCTGCTGCGCCTTCCGCGCGTTGCCGGCGGCGTGCGACTGCATCGCGGCCCCGGCGACGGCGGTGCCGCCTGCGACCGCGGAGCCGATGAGCATGGCGGCCGGAATTCCGATCGGCATCACGCCTCCTTGAACGGCAACACGTAGTGGTCGCCCTCGAGCTTCGTCGCGCCGAGATGGCGCAGCAACTGGCGCGCCTCGTCATCGATCGCGGCGGTCATGACGCGGATGACACCCGCGTCGCGCGCCGTCTGCCGCATCCCGACGAGCAGATGCCGCACCACCGCCGGATGCTTGCGGTAGAGCGGATGGATCCACGCGCATTCGACATGCGGCAGCGTCATCAGCGCCCAATGCGCGACCACGACATCGCCATCTTCGACGACGACAATCTGCGTCTCCGCGCCGAGCCCCGGCACGACGGGCGCGATGTAGGTATCCGCGAGACGGTCGTATTCGGCGGCGGGCAGCACGCGGTGCGTCATCGGCTATTGCACCTCGAAGGACATCTGCATCGAGATGGCGGTGGCGTCGGTCGCCAGCGTCCAGTTGGGGGCCGCCAGCGTCTTGAACAGCACCAGCGTAGTGCCGGCGGCGTTGACCCGGCACAGTCCCGTCCCCTCTGTCCCGTTGTCGAGATACTTGAAGGCGCTGTCCATCGTCTTTGCGGCGGTGAACCCGCCAGGAATGGCGACGCGCAACTGGGCACTGACCACCCCGCCGACCGTCGTCGTGCCCAGCACCAGCGCCACCGTCATCGTCTTCCCCTCAAGCGTGTAGGCAAAGGTCGTCTGATCGCCAGCCGTCAGCGTCCACGTCATCGCGCCACTCGCGGTGAAGTTGGCCGCATTGAACGCCACGGGCGTCCATTCCCCCTGCGCCGCCGCGTAGTCGGTGCGGAAGAACCGCGTCGCATGGACATCGGCCGCCGTCACATTGCCGCTCACGACGAGCGACGCGCCGGTGATCGCCCCCGTCACCGTCAGCGACTCGCCCGAAATCGCCCCGCTAATCCCGTCGCTGAGCGCCGTGAAATACCGCACCCAGTCCCGGCTAATCAGGCCATTCTCCGCGAGCACCGGCACGCGCAACGGGACCGGCGGCAGACTCACGACGTGCCCACGGTGATCTCAATCTCCGCATCCGCGATGCGAAACGACACCGGGTCCGAGAAGACAAACTGGTCCTGGTAGTTGCGCGCCTGCCCGCACGGCGACCAGAAGACGCGCGTGCTGTAGTCGCCCAGTTTCCCGGCCGACATCCACTTCTCCGGCCCCCACGTCTTGCCGCCGTCGCGCGAGGCGCGGCGCATGACCTGCGGATCGACGCCGACGGTCGGCTCCGTCCCGCTCAGCCCGACGCCGACATCCATCACCAGCCAGACCGACTGCACGGTGAAGCGCGTCTGCCCCATGCTGATGCGCGGCGGCTGCCGCAGGCGGCGCAGGGCTTCCCCGTCGACATCCGTGAACACGTCGAGCGCCATGCGATAGAGCTTCCCCGTCGTGCGGTCCCCGACGAGATGCTCGCCAAACGCAAAGGCGTGCGTCTGCACGCGCAGCGCCTCTTCGGTGCTCGTCGCCGTGTTCCAGTAGGGCCGCTCATGCCATGCGCCTTCGTTCACGTCGTAGCACCAGGTCTTCGACTCGGTGGGAAAGGTGAGCACGTAGAACATATGTCCCGAGTCCTGGTAGCCAAAGGAGGTCGCATCCGCAATCGTCGCGTAGGATTCCAGTGCCGTCTCGACGCCGTGCGTGCTGACGCGCTGCCCGTCGTAGCCGGAGGCCAGCAGCACCAAGCGCGAGCCTTGTGCGTTGGCGCTCACCCAGAGCAGCGGCGCGACGTCGCGCGTGGCGGAAAACGGCGCAACGATACCCTGCTCGAGAAACGCGCCCGGAATCGGCCCAAAAGGAAACGGGAACGTGCCGGCGTCATACCAGACTTCGCTGGTCTGCGAGCCCATGAGCCAGATTTCGCGGTGAATGACGGTCATCGCGACCCACGGGTCCGCGCCGGCGGTGCGCTGCGCGACTTGCGTCGGATCCCAGACGAGGCCGTTGAGCAGATCGGAGATTTGCAGTGTCGCGGTCGCCGCGTCGAGCGCGAGGAAGAACCCGTCGAGATACGCGCCCATCGTCGCCCCAGACGCGAGCACCGTCGTCAGCACGTTCGTCGCGAGGTCGAGAATGTAGCCGACATCGCCGGAGGTGATGAAGAGTTGGCCGCCGTTCGGCCCGTTCCAGCACATCGTCACCGGATTGACGTCGGCCGCCAGTGTGCCGCGCCCGGTCACCGTCCAATCGGCAAAGACTTCGTAGAGCCGGAAGCCGGAGACAAAGAAACTGCGGCCATTGACGCCGGCAATTTGTCCGCGAATCGGCCCTTCCGCCACCGTCACCAGGAGTTCAAAGCCCGGCGTCGGCAGCAGGCAATACGGCGTCTCGACGTTCGGCGTCTCGTTCTTTTCTAAGTAAAAATTCACCGTGCGCTCATTCGCCGCCATGTAGGACGCCGACTGATAACTGGGGCCGAGAAAGCCGGGGTACTTCGCCATAGCTCAGAACGCGAAACAGGAGACGCGCAGAATGCTATTCCCGGCCCACGCTGTGGCCACTCCAGCCGCATTCTGTGATTCGACTGTTGCTGACGTCGTTGTCGATCCTGTTTGCACGGTATGCAACCCCACATGAGCCGCCGCACCCGTAATGTCAGTCACATAACAATTCCATCCATTCGTAGCGGTTGGTAATCCAATGACTCCAGAACTTCCGGGTGTGGTCGCCCCCACAGTGATCACAAATGCGGCGGTTCCATTGTTCGGAGTAAGCGTGGTGCCACTCGCCGCGAAGCCGCTAGAGATGGTGGGGGCGGCACCAGACGCCAGCAACGCGCCGAAACCGAGCCCCGCCGCGACCGTATCATCTGCGAGCCGAACCTGCAGCATCGTCCCAGACTGCTTCAACGCCGGGAAACTCGCCGTGGTGCCGCCGAGTTGCAGCATCGGCGTCGTGCCGGCGAGCGTGACCTTGCCGGCCGCGCCGCCGCGGGTGAGGAACGTATCGCCGGCGGACACGGCCGGATCGCCCGAGGAAAACTCAAGGGATTCACTCGATCGCAATCTGAAAACGCTATTCCCCACGAGAAATTGATTCGCGCCCCCTGACGACGCGACGAGGTTGTTCGTCGCAGTCACGAACAATCCCGTCGAGGGCGCTGACGTAAAACTGATCGACGGCGCCGCCGCCGTCCCATCGGGAAACAACCCCGGCGTCGGAAATGTCGTCCCGCTCCCACTGAACGTGAACCCCGACTGGTCGATGAAGATGGAGGACGCCATCAGTTCCCCCACGCCCACACGCTGACCGTCCCACCGCCGGTGATATTCGCCGTAATCCGGCACCGCACCGCCCAGAACGACCCCACCGCGTGCACCACCGTCTGCGCCCCGCCGGTAAACGCCGACGCATTGATGACCGCGCCCACCGCCGACCACGTCCCCGTATACGTGCCGTCGACATCGGGATTGAAATACGCCTCTTCGATCTGCAACGTCCCGCCGGAGGTCGTGCCGGTCGATTGCAGCGTGACGGTGAGCCGTGCGCCGAGCCCGCGCATCAGGATGATGCCGCCATTGCCGGTCGTCGCGGCCGTGTGCAGTTGGACGACGCCTGGAACCAAACTGTAAGGCGCTGGCACGTTGACTCCTAACCTGCGATAGAGTAGGCGGGCCGCGCGAGTGTAATCAGCACCCGTGCAGCCCTCACCAATACGACATCGGAGGTCGCATGGCTGGACCCAAGCCTAAACCATTGGCTGTTCGATTCGCACGATTCGTTCAACCGGGAAAACCAGACGCCTGCTGGTTGTGGACCGGATCGATCGCGAGTAGTGGCTATGGACAAATTGCCGATCGTCCACGGCCGCCACTGCTGGCGCATCGGGTCGCATGGACGCTCGCGCACAGCCCCATCCCTGATGGCTTGTTCGTGTGCCATCACTGCGACGTGCGCGCCTGCGTCAATCCTGCGCACTTGTTTCTTGGCACCGCGCGCGATAACACGCACGACATGTTCACCAAAGGCCGTGAAGGCCCGCGCAGAGGCTTGAATGGTGAACAGAGTCCGCGCGCAACGCTGACCGACGCCGCCGTTCACGACATTCGCACATCGACGGAACCATTGCTGGTGATGGCTCGACGTCATGGCGTTGGGATAACGACCATTTCCAAAGTGCGCCGCCGCGAAACGTGGAGGCACTTACCGTGAACTCCGCATCGTGTCGCTCAAAATATTGTAAGCACCTGAGGTATTCCCGGTGAGCGCCGGGTCAACACCTAATACCCCAGGGGCTACGTTCGTGCGCCGCAGGTTCGTCATCGCCCGCTCACGCATCTGCAACAACATCGGCGGGGGAGCCACGCCAAACGGATTGCACAACCGCACCGCGAGATCGTAAAGAAACCCTTCTTGATACCCGGCAGGCCCGATGACAACGGTGTTTAACGAGGCAGGGATATCGACGGCTTGCGGGCTATAAACGACGATGTCCACATTCTGTGAAACGACAGGCCAAAAGGATAACGTCGCATTCGCGTCGGCCAGATTGGTTTGAAAGAAACTTTGGATCGGAAGCGCGGACGACAGTCGCTTGATCGACAC